ATAGTTCAATAATGACTTATGTGGAAACTATAGGTGAAGTTGTTGATTTTGTATTTGGTCAAACAAAACCAGATGTCAGAGTTGCTGATAGTCAAGTATTATATCAAGGTGTTCAAGCAGGTAGAAGTGCTCCAGCATTAGGTTCAAAATATAAAAAATTATGAGTTTAGTTAACGCAAGAGCAGCTTTTGAGAAAGCCATTACAGATGCAGTTGCAGCAGCAGATAATACTGTGCTTATAATTTATGACAATGTAACTTATACAACTCCTGGAAAAAACAAAAAATTTATTACAACTTCAATTACTTTTACTCAGTCAACTATCCAAAATCAAGGAGCAGCATCAGATTATTATTCTGGTGCAATTCAATGTAATATTTATGTCCCAAAAGGTAAAGGTACTTCTGTTTTATCTTCATTAGGAGAAGCTGTAATTGATGGGCTAACTTCTATAAATGCTTCTAATTATTCAGATCCATTTTCTTGTTCTCCTAGAGTTGGCGAGGTAAGTGGAATTATTCCTGTAGAAGTTGAAGATCGTTCACATTTCTTAGGAATTATATCTTGTGCTTTTTTTGCTAATAGCTGATATACTTCTAATAGCTATACAATAACATGACTAGAGCAGTTGATCTTCTTAAAAGTAAATTTGGTGTAAGCCAACTTTATAAATATGAGTTAAAAGATGAAAATGGAGAGGTTATTTTAGAAATCTTTTGGCATCCATTAACTATTGCTGAACGTGAGATGATTCAGAAAAAAAGTGGAACTCAAGATGCAAATGATTTTGCTTTACAACTAATGATTGAAAAAGCATTAGATAAAGATAGTAAAAGATTATTTGCTGATGGAGATAAGGCTTCTTTGAGAAGAGAAGTAAATGCAAATACTTTACAGGAAATACAATTAGCTATGCTTGAATCTGGATCTGAAAAGGAGGTTGAAGAGGCAAAAGCCGATTTGAAAAGCTAATGGAGATTGGATGTTTATATACTCATTAGCAAATGAGTTAAAACTTACTGTTAGTGAATTATGTGAAAAGTTAACTATAGAAGAAATGGTAGGTTGGGCTGCTTTTTATGAAATAAAACATGAACAGCAGAAACAAGATGACCAAAAAGTACAACAGAGAAGAAGCGTTATACCCAAATCAAGGTAGAATAGGATATATGTTTTGCTAACAGGTCGAAATGGCAATTAAAACGATTGATCTTGTTATAAATACGAGTCGTGGCGAAAAGAATGTAAAACAACTTCATAGAATTGCAAAACAGGTAGAAAAAACATTTGGTAATTTAAATAAGTTAAAAATAAATATAAAAACAGATACAGCACAAAAAAAACTTTCAGCTTTAGAAAAAGAGATTAACAAAGGAAATAGAAAAATAGATGCTTTTTTAAAAACTGCTAATCCTGGAATGAGGTTTTTTGGAAATTCAATAGGAAAAGCAAGAGATAATTTAGCTGCTGTTAGAAAAGCCTTTGATGATGCTACAAGTGCAACTGCCCGACAAAATGGTGCGACTACTTTATTAGCTGGTAATTTTAGAAAATTAAGAATGGAAGCTGTTGCTTTTGCTCAAGCAAGTGGACAAGATCCATCTAAAACTATAGGAAATGTAAGTGCAAGGATAAAAGAAATACAAGGATTTCCTCGCACGATAATGGCAGGAAATGAAGCAATGACCTTGCTTAAACGTATGCAAGATATGACTATTGCAGGATCAAAAGAATTTTTATTAGTTAGCAAAGCAATAGGAGAACAATTAAAAATAAACGCAACAATACAAATGCAAGCATCAAGAGCAGCAAAGCCAATGACAGCTTCTACTGCTTTTGTTACACAAGAACAAATAAATGCTCTTGGGAAAAATAAATTAGTTCCCCCAAGTATGAGATTGCCAGCAGCAGGTGAATCTAGTGGAACATTTGAAATAGAAAGTAAACCAATAGAAAAAGCTGTTAAAAATATACAAAAATCATCTGCAAAAACAGCGAATATTTTAACTCAACAAAGTGCATTTGGATTGTTACCACCAGCAGGAGGTACAACAAGTCCAATAAATAGACCAGGAAGATTCTCTCCAACTAATTTAGGTTTTGGTCGTAATGCTAATCCACAGGGTATATTTGCAATGCCAGGTGGTATGACAGGAAGATTAAAAGGTGCTGCTGGTAGTGCCATGATTGGTGGAGGTTTTCCTGCATTATTTGGTGCAGGTGGAATTAGCTCTATTATGGGTGGTATTGCTGGTGGTGTTGGTGGAGCATTAGCACCTGGAGGTGGTTTTGCAGCTTCTATTCTTGCTACTGCTGCTGCTGCTCAAATTGAAAAAACTATAGCTTTTAGAAAAGAGTTAAATAAAGTTAATTTAGAATTAGAGAGTATGGGTATAGCTTCATTATTTTCAAGAAAACAAATAAAAGAATTAGCAAAAGAATTTAAGATTACTAATGATGAAGCGATAAAACTAGCAACTACATTTAAAACTTTTGGTGCTGGACAGGCTGATATGTTGTTAAGTGCTTTTGGTTCAAGAGAGGTTTTCGATGCCTTATCTGGATTAAGAACTACTGAAGCAGTATTAGGAAAAATAGAAAGTATTAGAGAAGAAATTAGTGAAACAACAAGGCAAGATTTATTGCAGACACTAGCCACAAAGGGATCATTAGAAACACAGGCAAAATTAGAAAGAGTAATATTTGAACAAAGAAAGAAAGCATTTGTTGAGAAAGAAATAGATAAAATTAAAATTTTAGATATACCAAAAGAATTTAGAGCTACAGAGGCTCTTCAGAAAGAATTTGGAAATATTAAAAGATTAGAACTTGGACGTGAATTTGAAAATGCGAATGGTGGAGCGTTAAAACTTTTAGAGACTCAAATTAAAATAAATGAGCAAATGCAGTTTTTATCTGAATTTAATGCACCTGCTGAAGAACTTAGAGAACTACTTAATCCAATGAGACAAATTTTAGATCTAAGTACATCAATGAGAACTAGTTTTGAAGAATCCTTTGCAGGAATAATAAAAGGAACAATGAGTGTTCAAGATGCGTTTAGAAATATGTTGAGTCGAATAGCAGATCATTTTGTAAGTACTGCTGCAAGATTAGCTGCTGCACAAATGCAGAAGGGATTTTTAAGTTCTTTTAGTAATCTATTTAGTTTTAACAGTTTTACTAGAGATCCAATAAGAGCAACTCCAACCTTAACTTCTGAACAAATACAAAATCGTTTTGCTTTTTCCGATTCTCGAAGAGCAAATGGAGGAGTAGTAAATGCTGGTAAAAGTTATATGGTGGGAGAACGTGGTGCAGAAATGTTTGTACCAAATGCAGGTGGTCGTATAGTTCCTAATTCTGATCTTGGTGGTTCAACAAATATCGTAGTAAATGTAGATGCTTCAGGTTCTTCTGTTGAAGGAAATGAAGGAGATGGAAGAGAGCTTGGCCGTCTTATCTCAGTTGCAGTACAATCTGAAATAATATCGCAACAAAGACCAGGAGGATTACTTGCATAATGGCTACGTTTCCTT